GGCTACTCATGAGATTGCCAACTTTATTTCCCTTGTAGTTATTGTGGCCTTGCCATTGGCTTTAAGTTCCAAGGCCACTGGCTGGCCTTTCTTAGATTGGAATAGCCATACATCTTTTACAAATGTAGTGCCGCCTTTTTTAAGGCTAAATGTTTGATAGCCCGTTGCATCATTTATGCCTTTGGGATCGCGTACCCATTTGATTGTGAGTTCAGTTGCTCCACCGATTTTAGGTGTCTTGATGTTTAGGTATGTAGCAAATAATGCACCAGTGGTTGAGTTGGCATTTGGAATAACAGAGTAAAGGCCATCTACCTCTAATGTGGCCCACACCTCAGCTCGTAAAGACTGTGTGGGAATACGGCTGGATGCATCAGATTTGCGGCTAATGTATTGGCTCATGCTTTGATCCACTTTTCAGGGTTTCTAAACTTGGTTGGATTCCAAGTACGGCTTGCAAGAATTTGAAAGTGTAGGTGTGGGCCAGTGCTTCGCCCTGTGTTGCCTGATGTGCCTATTAATTGCCCCTGCCGGACACGTTGGCCAACTGCTACATTTACTCCATTGAGGTGACAATAACCTGCCCACAGGCCCGCTGTGCCGTCTGGAAAGGCATCGTTGTCTACAATGACATGGATGCCAAAGGCCCAGCCCCAGCCCTTTTTGTAGATGTGCTTGCCAGCGTGTACAACCACACCCGGCACAGCTGCTACAACTGGTGTGCCTATTACTGCGCGGTAGTCAATGCCTTTATGAATGCCACCTGTTTTATACTTAGCCCCATAGGGAAATGAAACAATGCCTGACTTAATCGGTTTCATCTAAGTTGGCCCTGCCGTAATTGTCATACTCTGGGTTTAACCAGTTAATGATGATCGGCAATGCCGACACTAAACCAATGGTTAATGCCGGATGAATGCCTAATGTGTCTGCGTTTACAAGTAACCAGCCAAGCACACCTGCACCAAATACCTTTACGAAAGAGGCAATTGGACTATGTGCAAACCATGTAAGAAATGACATTATTCAGATGTCTTTGTTGTCTTTGCAGTAGGTGCTTCTTCTGGTGTTGGTATTGGTGCTGGCTCATCTGTCTCGACTGCATCTCCGTAAGCATGACACAAACCGCACAAAACAGGGTTAGTAGGGTCTACGAGGTAGACCGGGTTAATGTTGTTTTCGCAACCCTCGGTTGGGCAAGTAAAAATCCAAATCATTTATGCCGCCTCGTAAGTAAATGAAAAGTGAATACTATCGCCAGTTCCCCAAGTTGCTGGAATTACTGTGGTTACGTTTGCTGCCTGAGCATAAGCAGTAGCGCTGTTGATTGCATACAAGGTGACGCTAGTTGTAGTATTTTGTAACATTGTCATAGCATGAAAACCGCTGCCAATAAAGCCGATAACATTTCCAATAGTTCGTCGAACATTTGTGCCGGGTCGTTTAGCCGTTACGGGTAAAGAAATCGTTAAACCAGTACCTTTTGTAGTTGTGCTGCCTAAAGTAAAGGCTGCGTCTACATGAACCGTCTTGCCAATTTTGACGTAAAATGCTTCCCAAGTTCCGTTACCATTTAACCAACCGCCTGAAAGTGTTGGTGCCCATGACTGCCAAGCCAAAAGGCCACTGCCTACGCTCGTATCGATTGCGTCGCCTAAGGCTTCAATCGAAGTGGCGCCATCCTTAACATAGTCTGTGCTCGTAGGAACGGGCCATCCATTGAGTGGGGTCGTGGTTGCCATTTATAGATCCTGCCATTCTGTCGTACTTGGAGTATACCCTGCCCAAGTTGTGGTTGGTGGTATTTGATACCAGATGATTGAATTGTAAGTTTCGGAGTATGCCGAGCAGGTCAAAGCCAGTTCAGCGGTGTATCGGGTCAAGTTCCATGTGTAGCCCTCAACAAAGCCATCAAAGCTAGTTCCAAAGACTGCCGGCAATTCTGTTGTGCTAACACGTAGGCCGTTGTAGAAATGAAATCAGCTGCCTGTGCTTCGGCATCAACTAGGTTATGCAACTGGGTTGATCGTGTTCCAACTAATTGGCCGTAAAGAATTATTGACTGCTCATCTCTGGCTTCGGCTTGACCTGCCCGATAAGTCACTATTGCATCATTGACGATTTCACCCCATTGTGCGGCAGTGCGTAGGCCTTGGGCAAGAATGTCATCAGCTGTAAGTTCAAGCGGTGTTGCCAATGATCTGGCCAAGTAATCGTCATAATGCAATGAGCCTGTGCCATTTTCCCAAAGTACGCCGCGACCAGAGTTAGCAGCTTCTACGGCTAATGTGTAAGCATCGGCATCGCCATCACTGTATGCCTGTAATTCGTATTGCCCCGGAGTATCAATGTTGGCAACTAATGAATCCACCAATGCAATTCCTACTGCATCGTAGGAGTCCCAAGTCGTGCCTACTGGCAACCCTGCCCAAGTAAGTAGAGGTGCTACATCATCCCATTCGGTTAGGAATGCTTCACTAAGAATGTTTAGGATTCGTGTGCCGTCATTTTCTTTGGCAAATCCAGCCGCGCCTACTAAACGGCGGTTAAGCTGCGCCAGTGGCCCAACGGCTGTGATCGAGTAAACGGCAATTGAGCCATCTGACCCATAGGCATCAAGGCTTATGTCAATGTCTGAAATTGTGCCATAAAAGATTTCTTGTGTGCCTGTTGTGCCTTTATCAATGCTTACTGATACTGACTGACTTAGTGCCACATCCAATGGATCACTGGCATCAGTCCAAAGCCTAATTGATGCATAGCCCGGTTGCGGTTGATCCATGACATCATCACGACCCATACGGATTGAAATAGATGAGATTGTCTTATCTGCGTATGTAGTCGTGTCGCCAAAAGTAACCGTAGGGTAAGGGTCGTAATCGGTCATAAGGTTAGCCCGGCAAGATTGATAGCACCTGTACGGCGTGAGGAATCTTGTAATACTTTCTCAATGCTACGGCGAGCAGACTCACCATCAATGACACCATTCATAATAATGGTTGTGCCACCAGCTGCTCTGGCTTTACCGCCTCCAGCCATGCTGTTGTTAAATAATGGAGTTCGGTCTGTACCTTGTGGGCCAAAACGCTCACCTACACCCATACCCAAATCAAGTAAATCTAAAGCACCAGCGCCTAATTTTTTAAGTCCTCGGTATGCCCCGGCAACAGCATTTATGCCTTTAGCAATGTTATTTAGTGCATTAGCCATTGTTTGCATAGTGTCAGTAGTACCGTTGCCGTCCTCACTAAATGCCTTAAACAAATTAGCAAAACTGTCAGCTAAAATCTTGATTGATCGCCCAAGGCTTCCAGCACTACCATCGCCGACTTCTCCCTTTAATTCTCTGGCTCTTGCACTTAAGCCATCTGGATCTTCGCCACTAAATGCTTTTGCAACTTTGTTGACATTTTCTAATAATGTGCCAAGAATAGGCAAAAGGTTTTTGCCTATTCCCTCTTTTAATTCATCAATTCTAATTTTTACAATTCTTAATTGACCCTCTAACGACTTTGCTTCTTTGTCTGCAAAGCCGCCAAAAGTTCTAGTTAATTCTTTGCCAATTACATCAAAATCTTTGGATTTCAAAATACTGTCATCAAGGCCTAGGCCAAGTCGGCCAAGTGATGCGGCGTTTCCGTCATAAGCCTTGCCAAGCGCATTGGATACCGTTTCAAGTGGTTTACCAGTTGCAACTGAAATATCCAAAGCAAGATTAAGAAGTTTTTGTGCTTCCGAGGCATCTTTTGTGGATCGGACTAAACGGGCAAATGATGGCCGCAATTTGTCATCCTGCACACCAACTCTCAATTGAGTTTTGCTGATGTAATCCTCGACACTGGCGGTCAATTGTTCATTTGCGCCTAAAGTTTTTTCAAGTTGTATCTGTAAGATGCGGCTGCTTTTTTCATCCTCGGCTGCGGCTTTAACACTATCTATTCCAAGTTTGATTGCATAAGCACCGGCGGCTGCCCCAGCGACTGCAAAAGACTTGGCCATTGCTTTTGAATATTTGCCAATACTACTGCTGAAAGACTTTGTGCCTTTGTCGGCCTTGTCCATGCCAGCAAGAAACTTATTGACATCAGCAAGTAATGAAAGTTTAAGTGTGCGTGTATCGGCCATTATGAGTACCTTGCCCAACTGTCCATGACTTTGTTACAAGCCGCAAACCATCTCTTTTTAATTTCGGGTTGCATTGC